GACGACGCGGGTAAGGCTTCGAACGAAATCGGGAGTTCGGAATCCTCGTCGCGTTTCAACATCGTTTCGACGTCGTCCGCTACCATCCCGCGCGGGATAATCAGCCGGGAATGGATCGTACCCTCGACCCAATCAATCCCCATAGCGCGATAGTCGACGGTTTCCGGCGACGGCGGAACGAATTTGTATTGGCCCGCGGAAACGGTCGAGTGAGTCCCGCCGCCAAACGCGAGGGATACCGACGCCTTGTTCCACTGTTTCAACACGAATTCGAGCATCGCGGAACGGCCCGTGATTTTCTTACCGACCGGGTAGAACCCCTGCCAAACGGTTTGTTCGCGGGACTCTTTTCCGTCTTTGAATTTCACGCCGTCGTCGGACGCGTAACCCAAATCGACCCAACCCGCGCCGTAGGAACCGGCGACCGTGGTCGGTGCGGTCGTCCCAACGGGAGCGACCCAAATCGAGCCGGACGACGCCGTCCGAATTTCGTTTGCGTTTGTACCAGTCATAGCGGACGCCTTTCGAGCAGAACGAGAACGGAGACGAGGTTAGGGGACTTGGATCGCCGCGACGGTGATCGACGTAACCCCGGAGTAAGTGACCGCGGCGAGTCCCGTATCCGCGGCGGTGAACGCAGAGACGGGAAACGGACCGATGAGTTTCGTAGTCCCGAACCCGACCGCAACGACGTTGTTCGCCGGCGCGATACCCGCGGACGCGGGGACTTGCGACGCGACGGTGACGTTCACGGAACCCGAGCCGGCGCCGTTCGTGACTTGGAGCAAGACTTTTCCGTTATTCGGGAACGCGTCGCCGCCGCCCGCCGCCGCTACTGACGCAACGGTGAGTCCGGTAAGTACCGCGTTTTGTACGGTGAGAGTCGCCATAGTTCGGTTTCCTATCGTTCAACGAAAAAGGGTTCGCGCGAAATCGTAGCCTCGACGGTCATGGGTGCGCCGTTATCTCGACCGTAAAAACGTAACGCGGGACGACCGGGGAGCCGGTGTCGTCCGGTTGCCACGACGGACCGTTGAGGTCCGCGACGTCGACGACGGTCCCTTCGGGGTGAACGTAGCCGGCGATAATGAACAGAGCAGCCCGAGCGACGCGAGCGAGACGAGACGCGTCCGCGCGCGTAGCGGCCCAAACGTCGACGTCGAGGACCGCAGCGTCGGACCAACCCGTGTTATTCCGGAAACTCGACCCGATTTGTTGGACCGTGACCGCGGGAAAAACGGGACGGTTCGGTAGGTCCGTCGTTACCGTGATCGCGTCGACGTCCGGGTGAGCAGCGAGGTAGTCGATAACAATTTTTTCTATATCGGGCGAGACGTTCATTTCTTGCGTTTCCGTCCGGCCCGGAATTTCAGCCCTTCACGGACCGCGGCTTTACGGAGGACCGCCCGTTTTTTTTGTTTCACGGTCCCGAATTCGATCCAACTCGCTTTATGGTCGTCGGCGAGAACAGCGACGCGACGCCGGCCAGTAGAACCGGCGCGGACGTCGACCGTGATCGAGTCGCGATATTCCCCCGAGTCGGCGGGAGCGAGCGTCCGAGCAGTCGCCGCGATCGCTTCCGCGTGACGTTTCAATTCGCCGATGAACGCGGGGTCCGTCCGGAGGTCGTGGTCGAGTTGGTGCGAGGGTTTCCATTTCCCCATTAGTCGACCCTCCGGACGTCCGCGACGACGTGAGAGGCGGTCCGGGTCCGCGGATTCCAAACATTTTCGGGGTTCCCGACGATTTCGAACGTCGCGTCGGTCGTAACGATTAGGTCGCGGCCAGAGACAACGGTCCCCGGCGGGAGCCAGACGCGCCAATCCGAAACGTAGGTTTCGCGGTCGATGGTGATTTCTTTCGCTGTTTGGAGTTCGATATAGCAAGTTGTCGGCGGTCCGTCCGTGTACGTCGCAACCGCGTTGTTATAACGGTCGACGGTCGCGTCGGAACGCGTCGAGACGACGGCCCGTTGATTTATGAGCGTCGTGTTCATCGCCGACGGTAGAAATCGAGGATTCGGAGTTCGTCGGGAGCGAGCCAAACCGCAGATTCGCCGCCGCCGCCGGCGTAGGTGACGGCATAACCACCGAGCGTTTCGCTACGGACCCCACGGACGCCCGTCGCAGCGCGCGCGGCGACGTCGAGACAGACGGACCGGACCGCCGCCGGCGGAGCAACCCAACCCCATAGAGCCGTTATCCGGACCGTTGGTCGTCGAGTGTCGTAACGGTGACCCTCGACGGGACGCGGCCAAAACCGCGTATAGGCACGTAGGCCCGTGATCGGCCAAGCGATATTCCCGACAATCTGATTAGTCGGGGTCAATCCGTATTCGGTCGACGTCCAAGTCGTTTCGAACGTCCCATCGAGATTGTCGTCGGTTTTGACGACGAGTCCCGTCGTTGACGCTATGTCGTCGACCGCGAGTTCGTGGAGCGACAACGGCGAATAGTCACGGTCCGAAACGGCAGAGTCGGGATAGAACCGCCGTCCACAATAGGTATCAATCGAGCGCGACGCGGCGATTAGCGCCTCGTCGACGGGGACGTTCGGTTCCAAACCCGCCCGGACGCGGACGTCCGCAGCGAGAGCGTAGACGGTCACTACCGACGAACAGCCTTTTTGGGAGCCTCGACGACCGCCTCGACGACCGTATCGTCCGCAGCCTCGACGGGTTTCGCGAGTTTGTTCGCGATCATGTTCTCCGCCTCGTCGACGGGGAGTTCGATCACGGAACCGCGTTCCGGCCAGTCGACGCCGTTGCGAGTCCCGGAGATTGTCGCGAGTAGTTCGATTTGCATTTGTTCGCCGCCTTGTTTGTCGTGAAAAGGGGAACCCCGTCCCGTTGGACGTTCCGACCCCGGAGAGAGCAGAACGTCCGGACGGGACGGGGAAACTTACGGGTGAATCAGGTAGCGCCGCCGATGTAGTGCTTGACCGCGCCGGTCGTGTCGACGAGTTGACCGTCCATCCGAGCAATGTATTTGAACGTAGCCAAATCGGATTGGAACGCGAAATCGTCCGACCGTTCGACACGGACCGCGCCGGCCATACGGACAAAGTATTTCGAGATGTCGCCGAAAATCACGGACTTCGCCGAGAGAGCAGTCGCCGCGATTGTTGGGTCCGTTACGACTCGCTTCGCGAGGATCGTGTCCGGAGCGCCAACGGACGCCGCCGGCGTCCAAAGGTATTCGCCGGTTCCCGACGCCTTCAATTTCCGGACCGCGGCGAGTGTCGCGTCGCGCATCATCCACGCACACGCGGACGAGTTGCGATAAGGAGCCGTAACCGAAAAGAAAAGGTCGATGAGTTCGTCGGCGGTCGGTACGCCAACGGCGCCAGTAGCGCCCGTCTTACCGAGCGTCGAACCGACAACAAGTCCGGTCGGTTGGCCCGAGCCGGTTCCCGTCATCGCGTGAGCGCCGAACCCGTTACCGAGAGCGGCGCCGCCCTGCATCGACAAAAATCCGATGAGGTCGACGGCGGTGTCGTCGATGAGTTCGCGTGATACTTGGGTCGTAAACCCGTATTTGAACGCGCCGAGCGTGACTTGTCCGAACGCCGGGTCGGATTCGGTGACGGTTCCCGCTTCGGAGATAATCGCGGCGGTCGAGCGTCCGGTCGTTTTCGGGACGAGCAAATCTTCGCCCGCAGCCGTCCGGATCACGGTCGCGCCGGCGTCGAGAATCCCGGCGTTCACGACCATATGTTGGACAAGTTGGTCGTAGAACGACTTACCGAACGTGAACCCGCCGGCGGTTGTGGTCCCGACGGTGAGGTCGCGGTTTTGGATTCCGCGAGCGGTCGGATTGAATTCGACCGAGCGGCGTTCGCCACGGACGAGAGCGCGGAGCGCGAGTTCGTCGGGGTTCTCGGCGGCGGGAGCGGCGGGAGCGGCGGGAGCGTCGCGCGTGATCTTTTCGAATTGTTCCCGAGCAGCATCGGCGCGCGCTTCACGGGTCGCGAATTCGGCGGCTTGTTGCATCCGAGCGTCGAGCGAGTCGAGCGTCGCGGAGTCGCGGGTCCATTCGGCGGATTCCTCCGCCGACATTTCGCGACCGGCGGCGCGTTCGTGAATTTCTTTCATTCGTTCCCAAACGGTGAGCCGTTCGGCGAGTAGTTCTTTCGACATTGTGCGAGCCTTTCGTCGTATTCGATTTTGGGGTGACGGGTGACCGGGACGGGTGAACGTATCGGCGCGTTCCGGTCGGCGCGTTGTGGAGAATCCTAACGCGCGCGGCGGACCAATTCGAGGAACCGTTCGCGTTCCGCAGCAACCCCGGAGATTTTGTCCGCGGCAGCATCGCCGGCGTCCGCCGTGTCGCGCGCCCGGTCGAGGATCACGGACCGGAGTTCCGGAGTCAAGTTCCCGGAACGCAGCGCGACGAGCGCCCGGTCGAGTTCGTTCAACTCGACGGACGTCGTGTCGTACCACGGATAGGTAACGATCGAGACGTCCCATAGACGAACCTCGACGAGTTCCGTCCGGAGATATTCGCCCGAGTCGGGGTCCGTAATGTCGTTCATCCGGACCGGCGTAAACGCGAACGACATTTGGTCGAGGTCGCCGCGGTCCATCGCGGAGATGAGTTCGGCGACGGTCGGGTTCGACGGGTCGAGATTGTCGACATTGACGACGAGCCCTTTCGCGTCGGTCGAGAGTTTCATCGTCCCGGATTTGGTCCGGGCGAGCGGGACGCCGTCGTGATTGACGAGCAACCGGACGTCCGCTTTTTCTTTCAATGTCTTATCGAACGCGGTCGCGGTGACGAGTTCGCGGTGAGCCTCGACGTCGAAAACGGCGGCGTAACCCGAAAGTCCGATCGTGTTATCCGCAGCTTTACGGAGTTCGAAATCGGCGGACGTCGAGCGGCGGAGAATTATTTCGTTCATGGGGTCGCGCCTTTCGTCGGGTCCAACGGACCCCAATTTAGCGGTTGTGAATACGACGAACCGATCCCGTTCGGGAGCGGCGGTTCGTTTTCGAGCGCCCGGATTTCGTCGACGTTACGCGCTCCGATACTCCGCGCGATTGAGTGAGTCGCCCAACGCGACGGAGCGTCACCGCGGAGCAGTCCGTCGACGTTGAATTTCATCGAGACGCCGGCGGGGAGCAGCCAATCGACCGCCGTTTCGATACGGACGAGCCACGGCATAAGGCTATGCGTTACGAATTCGATCGCCTGGTGTTCGATATTGCTAAACGTCGCCCGGTCGAGGTCGCCGATCATATGAGGCGGGACACGGAATAGCCGCGCGATTTCGGTCGTTTGGAACTTACGCGTTTCGAGGAATTGGGATTCCTCCGGGGTGATCGTGACGGGTTTCCACGTTAGGCCCGAGTGGAGGATCGCGGGACGTCGTTTCCCACCGTTCGACGCGACCCACATCGCGAGTTGACGTCGAGCCTCGTCGGGGTTCATTACTTGCGACGTTTCGAGAACGGACGACGGAGCAGCGCCGCCGTCGAACCAATCCGCGCCGAACCGTTCCGCAGCGACCCCTAGTCCGATCGCTTGACGAGCGACGGAGATAGGCGACAAACCCTTGACGCCAGAGCCGGCGCCCGCGAACCCGCGGATATGAACCATGTTCCGGTAGGGGACGACGACCGTCGAACCGTTGTCCGCGATAATCGTATAGGCGAGCCGGCGAGACGAGTCGCGGCCAATGTCGACAACCCGGTCGGGAGAGATAGGCCAGAGTTCCACGGGGTCGCCCGCCGGCGTCCGGGTGACGAGGATATAGGCGTTACCGTCGAGATTGAGCGCCGCCATAGTCCGTTCGAATAGTTCGAACATCGTTATTTCGGGGTTCGGGGTCCGCAGCCATACGGGGACGGGAACCTCGTTCCGGACCTTCCCGGCGGTCGTGAACGTCGCGACGGGGAG